CTCATCATTGATGAGTCGCATGATCGCTGGCATTACAGCATCGGCAAGTTCACCAATCTTGGTGGCCACAGCCTCAACAGCACCAAAGATTGTGTCAAAGACTTGCTCAATCTGGGGACCGTTCTCCTCCATGAAAAGTGCAAAGTCTTCAAGGTAAGGATTGATTCTGTCAAGAAGTTCACTACCAATAGCAATCAGGCTGTTCTTTGTCGTTTCCATCGCCTTATTGAACTTGAACTCTGAAGTCTCAGAGACAATATCCAGCGCATCGCCCATGATGCCGATACCGTCAGTGGCTTGCGCAACTATGTCAGTGTTTGTGGCAATGTTCGCACCAGTCAAAGAAAAGGCTGCACTGAGTCCTTCAATAGATCCAATAACTCTGGAGAAGTCTTCCTCATTGTCACCGAAAGCATCACGCAGTTTCACCAGCGTTGCAAGGAAACCTTCACTCTCAATGGAGTCACTGACCTCCTGGCTGGTAAACCCATACTGAGCCATCATGTCTGCAGCTTCTTTAGTGGGCTTCAGGAAAGCCTGCATAGCGCCGCGCACACCAGTCACAGCTTCAGAAGCGTTTAGACCACCCCTGGTGAGAGCTGCGATAAGTCCTGTGGTCTCCTGGAAAGAAACACCAAGCTCTGCAGCAATCGGGATGACCCTGCCGAGAGATCCTGCAAGCTCCTCTGGTGCAAACTGACCGAGCTTTACAGCCTCAGCCAAAGCATCAACAGCTTCAGTGCCAGACAAGAGTGAAGGACCATAAGTGTTCATGGCTGCTGTTGCAGCGTTAGCCAGCGCACCCATGTCACCGAGGCCAATAGCTGCACCAATAGCTGCCGCTTCAAGAACCTCTGTNGCCTCAGCTCCACGCAAACCAGCAGAAGTAATGAAGAAGAGTGCCTCAGCAGCTTCATTAGCGGAAGTGCCNTAAGCCGGACCTAACGCTAAAGCCGCCGCCTGCAACTCATCGGTCTCAGCTTTAGACAGACCCACCAAACCNTGAATCTTTGCAAAGGAGCTCTCAAACTGTGCAGCCTCACGCACAGACACCACAGCCACAGCAGAGATCGCAGCAGCTGCAGCCCTACCAACCTCCACAGCAAAGTTATTGAAGTTAGCAAGAGCCTTCTGAGCGCCCTGCAAACCGCGATCATCAAACTTTGTAACCAGAGGAATGAAAATNGCCATTAGCGTGCCGCCCTTAACCTTGCAATCTGTTGTGTTGCATCCTGCATATACTTCTCAATGGCACGCTTCCCAAGCCCCTCAATGCCCTTGTAACGCTTCACAGCCGAATCGAACACAAAGTATCCTGCCTTGCCTTTGATGGGCTTAGCTCGGCGTATACCGGCGTTGAAGGCCTTTCCCTGCCCTGACACCCTGTGCTGGAAGCCTGGGATGCCGTTTCTTTCGTAAACTTTCGTNAACTTCGACCCTGGCCTGGTGCTNTTACCGGCAAGCTCCGCATAATCAAAGCCGATACCGCCACCAGTCCGACTCCCACCAGTGAACTTCATGGCCAGAATCCTTGTGCTCCCACCGCGAGCCCTACCAGGCGTGAAAGACACAGAAGCTTTAGGCACACCAGCCCACCTGGTCACACCGTTATGATTCATGCCGGACAGTGGAGGGGTTGCAGGAACATCCCCAGCGATCTCCGAAGCAACCGGAAGAATAGAAGCGCGCATGTCAGCGCGGACCTTATTAGCAACCTTGCGATCCATATTGCGGAGAATGTTGCCAACATCCGCAAGACCCTCAACGCGCATCTCAGTAGAAAGCAAGACAGACTCCAATCCTGCTACCTATTCTATCGCTTGCGCTTGCGTGGCCTCTGGGCTGCCTTCACCCTTGCCTCCAGAGCGCGTTGCAAAGTGAACAGCATGCGAGGTGTCAAAGCCAGAAGCTCATTAGGGCTTATGCCGGTCTCAACAGCGATATTAGCGATGAGCCAGTGCGCGGAAGAATCCCCTAAGCCCTCTAGTCTTTTGGGTTGCCAGCCTCCACCTTGTCCACAGTCTCAACCCACTTCTCAAAAGTGTCCTTAGTCTGGCCGGTNCGCTTCAGAACATGCCAAGCAAGGTACAGAAGGTGAGTGATTTTGACTTCNGAGTTCAAGCGAGCAACGCTCAAATCAAAGTGAGACTCAAAGGCCACCAGGTCAGCGGCAACACCAGTGACCTCTGTGGAGGTTCCATCAAGCAATGTGACAAGAAGATTGAAGTTCATGTCACAGATACTACCTTATTTAGACAGTACCCCTGGTGATTGCACCATCAACCGGCCAAGTGACATCCATAGTGGCGAGATCGCCCACATTGGAAGCAAAGGGAGTTGTCTGGACCACAAGCGCGTTGAAGCGGTACTCAGGATTAGCGGTACCAACAGTGGAACTGGTAGGCCTGATTGTGATTGCTACAGTGCCACCCAGGTTGGTGAACAGGGTGCTGTCAACCGAGCCCACAGCGAAGTCCTGGTGGAAGCTGAGAGTCAAAGAAGCATCCTGAAGTCCGGCAATATATCTGCGCGCAGTGTTGCCAAAGCTGGTGATCTCCAGCTGCTCCCTTGAGATGTCAAGAGTGGCTGCGGCAAGGCTGCTAGAAAAATCAACCGAGTTGATCGTAATGTCGTAATCTGTAGCTGAAAACTTCGCCACAATGTCTCCTTAGTCTGCGTAAACTATGGCCGCAAACTCTGCTGCCAAGTATTGTTGCTCCCCTAATGTTATCGCACCAATGTTNGTCATCTCTTGAAGCTTCACATCAAAAGCTGAACCGCCAAGAGTCCGGTCTGATTCCAGGGCAGTCTTCACACCACCTGCACCTGTAGAGGCATAAGCGTTCAATCGTTGCTGTGCCAGGCGCTCTGCAACCTTGCCCACAATGACTGTGATGGTGAAGTTGTAAAGGACCAAGCCATTCTGAAACGCCTGATCATAAGTGACATTGTTCTAGCTGGACCACAGCGATAGGNGGGTTTGGCTGGTCTGGGAGCTCNGCGCTAGTGCGTAAGCCGGAGATNGTTGCCAGGTTAGTAGCAATCCCATCCCTAATGTCAGTAATACTCACGCNAGGAACATCCTTCTGAANGGCNNGAGCAANGCAGAAATATCNGGATCCACAGCGCCCACCCTCATNACNCCNAAATCTCCAAAGCCCATCACACCTGTAGGCGAATCGTAACGCTTGAACTGGCGCATAGAGAGGATGATTGTGGCNTGCCGGATNGCTGTNGGGATAGTGGCGAAACCCCANACACCCTGAATCTGCACGCTCGCCTCNTTNGNGTTCACATTGCNTGGCTCATAAATCGGGAANAGNTACTCACCCACAGCTCTGATGCTTGGTGTAAGGAGACCGGATTCCACCAGCGATAGAGTTCAAAGGATTCAGCTGGTAATCGGTAGCAGCCCAGGTTGTCGAAAACACTCCAGAACCGTCACTGTCAGTCTTCAAGAAAGTCAAAGACTGCAGATCATCAATGTCCACAGTGAACACATCAGTAGGCCTGTAAATCCTTGTCGCAGTTGACTGAGTGAAAACGCGCTCGCAGAAACCGTCAATCTGTCGAGATGCTGCCTCAATGCTCAACTCAAGGAGAAAGTCATCCTGAGTGTCACCGGTAGGGATNCGNAGTGCCGCCTTCACATCAGCGAGTGTCGCGTATCCGTTACTTATTGCCATGAAAAGCCTCCAGCCTCTAGTTTAGCGCCAGAGCCCACCCACACTATTGAGAAAGAGCCTTGCGGAAGAAAGGCATCCAGTGGTCCTGCCACACCTTCTCAACATCAAACTGCATAGCGAACTCCCTAGCCACTGTGGAAGTGTCTCTATCGGCCTCGTATGCCTTCTCAAGGGCTTCTACGAGGGAAGCAAGGACCGGAATCTGAAAGAAAGCGCTCTGGGGAGAATCCCAAAATGGCTGTCCGAGCACCGGAAAGCTGTCAGGGCTCATCAAGTCTGCTGTGGCCGCCCAATCTGATGCGATAGATCTCACACCGCATGCAGCGCTTTCAATAATCGGCACACCAAACCCTTCCCCATAGGTGGCCATCCACACCACATCAGAAGCCGTATAGATCGCAGCTAAATCTGCATCACTGTAACCAGTGCGCAACTCATCCCTGTTAGCGAAAGTGACAGCCTTCTCAGGCACACCAGAAGACTTCATCANAGTGCCAAGGTGGAAGCCTCCGACAACTGGGAGCACATCAGCGTGAACATACAGGTGAGAGTCAGGATGGTCCTTGTGGAAGATACCGAAGGCAAGGAATAATTCCGCAAACCCTTTGCGATGGACTAGCTGGTTTGCCTTGTTCGCCATGACAGCTGTCACCAAAAACTTGTCTCGGCCAATCCCCATGAAGTCCCTAGTCTCCACACCCCGAAACAGGTGCGTAGGTTTGAACACTTTAGTGTCAACAGCATGCGGAATATAGTCAGCCTCAAAACCTGCTGCAGCGAGCTGTCTCTGCCCATGAGGTGCCATAGCAATCGGAGTCACATTGTCCCTCTGCAGAAACTTCTTCACCATAGGTGGCATGGTNACATGATCTAAAGGCACCCAAGAATAGATGGGGATATCGGTCTCCAGGTCGTTGTAAACCCACACATCGTACAAAGTCATCATGAAGTGTGGGAGAGTCTCTCGGTCCCTCCGGTGATGGTCNTGCCACAACTGCATCACATCGTCAGAGTAAGGTTTGTAGCCTTTAGGGTAGACCGGAATATCACCATGCTTGGTCCGATGTTTCGCAATGTAACCCTCATTGCCATAGTTGGACAGCACACCAACATGAATCCCATGCCGTTTCATACGCTCCACCAACATGCTCACCTGCACTGAGTAACCGGTGGGAAGNCCTGGTGAGTTNGATGCGACAGACACAACACCTTTGAGTTTCTCTATAGCCATGCGCCCACAATAGCAAAAACCCCCACCAGTCACTAGGACCGGCAGGGGTTCCTGCGTTACGACTGGTCAGCCTATGGCTGAACCAACGCCTTGATGTGGTTTGCACCGTTCGCAACACCAGCGGCTATGCGGTAAGTGAACCTGTAGCCTGTGATGTCNTTNGCAAAATATGCATCGGAGCTCACACTNGTTGACAGGCCCGTTTGGGCGATCTTCACGCTCGGCCAGTGGCCAAAGAAGACTGCCTTGTTACCGGTAGCGATGCTCTGGACTGCTGGGTTCTCATACACTGGGAAACCAAGGATGGTCGAAGGACCACCGACAACAGGGTTCAAAATGTATGCACCATCNTTGTCCTTGAGCTTGCGGATTGCACCAAGCGTGCTGGTGTTCACCATGAAGCCGGCCCCTGGGAGCATCCTGGCCATGCCATCCAGACTGAAAGCGAGCGAAATCAGCTCGTCAGCCGTAATAGCGGTGGCCGTTCCTGCCGTTCCCCCTGCTCCGGCAACTGCCGTNACAGCTGCGTGGACAAGAGCGTTCACGCGCGTACCGATTGCCACGCCAGCGTTCTCGATAATGGAGTCCTCCAGGCTGAAACCTTGGTCCTGGATCAGTTCATTTGCCAGCTTGACGATAAACGCCTGTTTTTGCGGCTGGAGTAACAGAGAGCTGTAGGTGGGCTCGCTGTCAGAGATAGCAGACCCAGCTGCATACTCTGAAGCAGTGGAATACGCTGTGAGAACTGGAATCCGCAAATCAGAGCCGCTGTCACGCTGGAAGACCTCAGAGGTCTCCAAGTATGGTCC